ATGGATGCGGTAGTAGAGGATGTTCCGTTTGATGAACTTTGATAATAATCAAAGAGATGCAGTAAAAAGATTAAAGTCGGGGTCAGTTCTGGTTGGCGGAACTGGCTCTGGCAAATCTAGAACTGCCTTGGTGTATTTTTTCAGTAAAGAATGTGGTGGAAAAATAGTTGACAGATTTGAGGAAGCTAAGAAGCATATTCCGTTATATATTATTACAACAGCTGCAAAAAGAGATAAAAAAGAATGGGAAGAAGAATTGAGCGAGTTTCCAATTTCTGATTTTCATATTGACTCTTGGAACAACATAAAAAAATATGTCGATGTTGAAGATGCGTTTTTTATTTTTGATGAGCAAAGAGTTGTTGGATCTGGTGCATGGTCAAAGTCATTTATTAAAATCACAAAGAAGAATCATTGGATATTGTTGAGTGCTACTCCCGGTGATACATGGGTCGATTATATTCCAGTATTCATTGCAAATGGATATTACAAAAATAGAACTGAATTTTTAAGAAGGCATGTCGTGTTTTCAAGATACACAAAATATCCGAAGATAGAAAAGTATGTTGAAGAAGATCGACTGAAAAAAATAAAATCCGAAGTTCTAGTTGATATGAATGTAGAAAGGAAAACAATAGCACATAGAGTGGATATCCTCTGCGAGTATAATAAAGACCTATATAAAAAAATATCAAATGATAGATGGGATCCATTTGATGAACAACCAATAGAAAATGCATCTCAATTTATACAGCTTCAAAGAAAAGTTGTTAATGGGGATGATAGCAAAATCATCAAACTGAATCTATTATATTCTGTTCATAACAAATTAATAATATTTTATAACTATAATTATGAACGAGATATGATACTTGAATTCGTTAATGAGTATAAAATTCCTTTTGGTGAATTAAATGGACATCGACATACAGAAATTCCAAAAACTGAAAAATGGATTTATCTAGTTCAATACAATTCCGGTTCTGAAGGATGGAACTGTATCGAGACAGATGTAATTATATTTTTTAGTTTGAGTTATTCTTATCGCATGATGCATCAAGCAGCTGGAAGAATAGATAGAAGAAATACACCATTCACAGATTTGTATTATTATTACTTATACACTGAGTCATCAATCGACAAAGCAATATGGAAATGCTTGAAGAAGAAAAAAGATTTTAATGAGAAAAAATATTATGAAAAAATGACTTCGTAATCGTTACAATCCCTCTAATAGAGGAGAAGAGATATAAATGGCGAAGAACCGTTACATCTCTTCTTGACGTTTGAAAGGACAACTATGGTTAACGAAAATAAATTTCAAGCAGAAGTGATAAGAGATTTGAAACGTGAGTTTCCAGGATGTATTGTTTTAAAAAATGATCCCAATTATATTCAGGGTATTCCAGATCTTTTAGTTTTGTTTAAAAACAAATGGGCTGCTCTTGAAGTTAAGAGATCGAAAGGTGAATCTCACAGACCAAATCAGGACTATTATATTTCGTTGATGAATAAAATGTCCTACGCGAAGTTCATTTATCCGGAAAATAAAGAGGAGGTTTTTGATGAACTTCAACAGTCATTCAGATTTAGAAGGACTTCACGCGTTTCTCGGCGGTAGCAATTATCATTGGATAAATTATGATGAGGATAAACTGTTTAACTCATATTCCAATTATTTAGCAGCATTAAAAGGAACGCAACTTCATGAATTTGCTAAGACTTGTATACAGATGAAACAACGTTTGGAAGATATACCAAAAACATTGAATATGTATGTTAATGATGCAATAGGATTTAACATGCGTCCAGAGCAAATGTTATATTATTCAGAATATTGCTTTGGCTGTGCAGATGCTATATCTTTTAAACACAATATGTTGAGAATCCATGATTTAAAAACCGGCAAAGGTCCGACACATATGGAACAGCTCGAAATATATGCAGCCATATTCTGTTTGGAATACGATGTCGACGTATCAGATATTGATATCGAATTGAGGATATACCAAAACGACAAGGTACGAGTCCACATTCCAGAAATAACAGAAATAGTTCCAATTATGGATAAAATAGTGACTAGCGACCGATTGATTAAAGAATGGGAGAACGGTTATTATGAGTGATAAGGTATTTTTAGCACATACTGGAACACCACAGATGTTCGACTTTGATCCTAATGGGTCTGGAAGATATAGACAAGGATCGGGCGACAATCCCCATCAACATGGTTTTGATTTCTTGTATGAAGTTGAAAAAATGAGAGCTTCTGGAAAATACAAGAATAATACAGAAATAGCAAGAGCTATGGGATATTCAACAGGCGAATGGCGTGCAAAAATGACTAATGCCAAAGCTGAAAAATATGCGTATGATGCGGCACGAGTTTATCACATGAGGTATGATAGACAAATGTCAAACACTGCGATTGCAAAACAGCTTGGTATATCTGAGGGCACTGTTAGAAACATGTTGAAAAATCCTGAAAAAATGAGGGATAAAGAACTTGAAGCTACAACTGACGTATTAAGAGAAGCGGTAAAAAATAAAACATACGTTGATGTTGGCGAAGGTGTTGAAAGAAGTTTAGGAATACCAAGAACAAAAATGGATGCGGCCCTTCAAAAATTAAAAGATGAAGGGTATGAAGTAAAACCGATTCAGGTCTCGCAGATAAATTCTAAGTCTGGACAGAAAACAACAGTTTTGGTATTGGCCCCAGAAGGAACTACTGGCAGAGAACTTTATTTGAATATGGATAAAATATCCTTAATCAATGAATATCATTCGGACGATTTAGGATTAACATATGGAAATATAGAAAAACCAGTTTCTGTGGACTCAAAGAGAATCGAGATAAATTATGCCGATAAAGAAGGATACCAACCAAAAGATGGTGTTATTGAGTTAAGGCCTGGTGTTGACGATATATCTTTAGGAGGATCAAAATATGCGCAAGTAAGAATAGCAGTTGATGATAAATATTATCTTAAAGGTATGGCTATATATTCTAATGACTTACCTGATGGAGTAGATATTCGATTCAACACAAACAAACCAGAAGGAACATCAATGGATAAAGTATTTAAAGAAATGAAAACTGTTGATGGAGAAAAAGGATCTGAGATAGATTGGGATAATCCTTTTGGCGCAACAATAAAAGCTGGTGGTCAGTCTCATTACATAGATAAAAATGGTGAGAAGAAATTATCAGCAATAAATAAAGTCAATGAAGAAGGCGATTGGGGAAATTGGGATAGAACATTAGCATCTCAATTCCTATCCAAACAAGATTTAACCTTGGCGAAGAGACAGTTGAATATTACATACTTAAATAAGTTAGACGAGTATGAAGATATCATGTCACAAAAGAATCCAACCATAAGACAAAGGATGCTACAGTCTTTTGCTGATGATTGTGATGCGTCAGCTGTAGAATTAAAAGCAGCGGCCATGCCAAGACAAGCGACACAAGTATTGCTTCCATTAAATAGTATAAAAGAAAATGAAATCTATGCACCTAACTTTAAAAATGGAGAGCATGTTTGTCTTGTTCGTTATCCACATTCTGGTCCTTCGGAAATACCCGATTTAGTTGTGAACAATAAAAACAAAGAAGCCATATCCATATTTGGTAAATCACCAAAGGATTGTGTTGTAATAAATCCAAGAGTTGCAAATAAATTATCAGGTGCCGACTTTGATGGCGACAGCGTTGTTGTTATACCTAACAAAGGTGGAAAGACAATAAACACACAACCAACTCTTAGAGATCCAGCTAATCCTTTGAAGACGCTTCAAGACTTTGATCCAAAAATATCCTATCCTGGATATGAAGGGATGAAAGTTATGAAAGAATCGCGTAAAGGTACAGAAATGGGTATGGTTGCCAATCTAATAACTGATATGACACTTCAGAGATGTACAGATGAGGAATTAGCAAGGGCTATAAAACACTCGATGGTCGTCATTGATGCACCAAAACATAAACTAGATTGGAAGAGATCCGAGCAGGATAACAGGATCAAGGAGCTTAAAGAAAAATATCAAGGGTCTTCTAGAGGTGGAGCATCTACCCTCATCTCCCGGGCTAAGGGGCAGGAGTATGTAGAGGAAAGAAGATTGTATGTAAAAACCGATCCAAAAACTGGTGAGAAAATATACGATCCAACAGGGGCTACCTATACCAAGACCTGGGTACTAAAGGATGGGACGGTTAAGACCAAGGAAGTAACTCGGCAGACCAAGACCACTAAGATGGCGGAGGCTAAGGATGCTCTGCAATTAGCATCAGATCCAAAAAATCCGTTACCTATGGAAAAGGTATATGCCACATATGCCAACCAGATGAAGTCCCTAGGAAATAAAGCAAGGTTATCAGCTTCAAAAATAAAAGCAGAGCCAGCTTCTAGTACTGCAAAAAAAGCTTATTCAAGTGAAGTTAAATCGTTAGACGATAAATTGAATAAAGCATTATCAAATGCTCCATATGAAAGACAGGCACAGATGTCTGCTAATGTCATATTGAAATCTAAAATAGATAACAATCCTAACATGACAGATGGAGAGAAGAGAAAAAAGGGTCAACAAGCATTAAATTCTGCTAGAGCAAGAGTCATTCCTGGTGGTAAAAAGAACAGAATAGTGTTAACAGAACGTGAAATGGAAGCAATAAATGCTGGTGCTGTTAACTCTACTAAACTTAAGAGCATATTAAATAACACAGATCTGGATAGTTTGAAGAAGATAACTACCCCCACTAAACAAAAGGGATTATCAGATTCGAAGATTGCAAGAGCGAAGGCAATGCTTGCTTCAGGCTACTACACACAAGCAGAGGTTGCCGAGTTATTCGGTGTGTCACCTACAACTTTAAGAAAGTATCTTGATTAATTGTTTGAAAGGAGAAAGATTATGCCTAAAGATGTGTTCATTACTACACATGATAATCCCTACGACTACTTCAAACAATTCAAGCAGTGGTTAGATTTTGACAGGCAAAAAGGATACTATACCCTTGAATATGTAGGTAGACTGGCCCGTTTGTCTAATGATTTAAGTGAAGAAGAAGAAAGATTAGAACTTGAAAGTGTGTTTGATTCGATTATTGAATGGAATGGAAACTTCTATAAGAAGGTTTATAAAGAAGATTAGAAAGTTTACTCTTTTTAAGTCTTTTGTAAACATTTTCACAAATTCAAACGAAAAAGTTTTTCATGTTATTTATCATGTGGTACGTCTGGTCTAAAAGAAAAGACACCGGAGGGGGGTCCGAAAAATTTACACCCCCTCCCAGAT